ACGGCGCAGACCGTTCGCACATGGATCTCTGACCTGGAGTTGAGCGCAGACAGGCAGCACCGATACCCGACCGCGCCGCTTCTGGAGCGCAAGCGAGAAGTGGAGGCACGCGGCATGAAGCCTGAAGCCGCTGGCGCGGAGCTGGCCGATCCGATCACATGGGCGGACAAGCTAAAAGCGAAACAGGTCGAGAAGCTGGACGTGCAGATTGCAGAGTTGCGCGGGGAGCTGTGGAGCCGCGCCGACGTGATGACGTCATTCTCGGAATACAATGCCCGACTTCGTGGGACGCTGGAGAACTGGCGGCAGTCACGCGGGGCAAAAGACGGAACGCCAGACGGGAAGCGGTTGATTGATGAATTGGCCGATGCGATGATAAAAGAAGTGCATGATGAGTTCAGGCCAGCGCAATGATCCCCGAACTCCAAGCCCGCGCATATACTGACTGGACGCCTATCAAGCCGCTGGAGGTCTGGGAGTGGGCCGCGAAGAATATAGACTTCTCGCAGGCTCCGAACTATGACACGCCCATTCCGGGTCCGTATGATCCTGACTTCGTACCCTACGCAAAGCAGATCCTCGAATGGTGCAAGGATTACGAGACGCGGGAAATCTGGATTCGCAAGTGCTCGCGGGCTGGGGTGAGCGAGGCCATCTTGGTTTTCATGCGCTGGATCGTCGCGTGTTCTCCTCGTCCGACTTATTACCTGACCGCAGACCAGTTGACGACCGAGAGATTCATGGAGTCTCGGATCAAGCGCGGGATGCGGACCTGCCCGCCGGCGTGGGCGTATCACAAGCGGGCGCGGGAAACCGAGCACGATGTACGCTACGAGCATATGGACTTTCGCGTATCCTGGCCCAACGCCAAGGGAGCATTCAAGCAGGACGGGTGGGCGGTCATTGTCGCGGACGAGTTCAGCACATGGAAGTCGTTCGCTGCGGATATGCTGAGAAAGCGTGCGGGGACGTATCGATTCCACAAGATCATCGGCGTCTCCAGTCCCGACCCGACCCGCAAAGGCACGGACGGCGACCCGATCATCCTTGAATATGACAGCACGGATCGATGCCTCTGGATGATGCCCGATCCCAGCACTGGCAACCGCTTTGCGTGGGAGTTTGGTGGCGCGGGGAAGCCCTACGGACTCAAATGGCCCGACGATGCGAAAGATCCTGAGACGGGCGACTGGAATCTGGAGCGGGTGCGGAATGAATCCTACTACCTGACGCCAGACGGTACGCGGATCGAGAACGGGGAGCGGATGGATATAAACCATCGCGGCGAGTGGGTGGCGACGAATCCCGACGCGCCAGCGCATATCCACGGGATATGGGTGGTCGGGCCGATGGTTCCATTCCTCGATGGAGATTTCGGGGTCATGGCGTATCGGTTTCTGGAGGCGAAGCGCAAGGGGCTTGATGCGCTCCGAACATACTTCTACGAGAACTGGGCTGACACTGGAAACATGCCAAACAGCACAGCGGTCGGAGATGTAAACCTACGCGGCAGGGAGCTAAACTATTTCCGCGAGGGCAGATTCTGGGATTCGGAAAAGGACGGCATCCCGCAGATCATAGTCCCAGAGAATTTTTCAAAGGGCTTGATTCTGACGGCAGACGTGCAGAAATATCACTTGTGGTGGGTTTCCCGCTGGTGGATGATTACTGGCGAGCGGGTAGAGTGCGGTCTGGAATCATGGGGCAACGTGGCGAACTTCGACGACCTTGCTGGGGTTTGCGAGCGAGCGGGTGCGTCCTGTGTAGGGGTTGACATCGGCTATGCAGGGCGATTCGGCGAGACGGCGGACTACTGTGCAGACACGGGTGCGATTGCGCTGAAGGGTGAGGAAAACATGAAGACCGACATCCACCTGCGCGACGACATGGACCCTGGCGAGGGGCGAAAAGCGAGGGCGAGGGCAAGCGCCAGATACCAGATGCTGACATGGAACACGGAGATGTTCAGAAGCAAGTTGCTCGCGGCGATGCGTGGCGAGACTCCCTGGTCGTGGTGGGTTTATCGGATGCCAGAGCGGGAATATACCCGACAAGTCTTGAGCACGCACAAGGTCGATGGCGAATGGAAGACGAAAAAGGGTCATCCGCAGGATCATCTGTTCGACTGCGAGGTCATGCAGTTGGTCCTTGCGCGATACGACTCGCTGATCCAGTAGGCAATTCGGCATGATAGGCAGCGAAAACAACCACAGAGAGGTCACTCGGTCGCCTGAATGGTGGAGCCGAAACGCCCCGACTGCCGAACCCGTCAAGCCGGAAGCGAGCAAGGATTGGGCGAGCCTTGATTGGCACTTGCTCGTCGCGATGCAGGCGCAGGGCAAGATAAGTGCGGTTGACTGGGCAATCATAGACGCAATCTATAATCAGGGGATTACATCCCCGACGCGCATCGGCGTGTATGCTGGAGTCAGCCGTCAGGTGGTATACACCACGTTGAGCAGATTACGCAATGTTTTCGGCGCATTCTGCGATTGACCCGTCCGTTTGAGCTTACACTTTCCGCCTATTAGTAGAGGGACATCAAGTTTAAGGCACATGGTCGCGACCGTGCCGACCCTCTTTAGGCATGACAGTCGAATCAGCACAATCAGACGTGGCAGATCTCAAGGCCGCACTCATCGGGTATATATCCGAGATTTCCCATACCGACGCCACGACGCAGGTAGTTCTCCAGAAACGCGCAACACTGACGCTTGAGAATTGGGAGAACGCCGCCAACGCGGAGGCCAATGTGACGGCATCCGCTGCGTCGAGCTATGGGTCATCCGTTGGCAATTCGATCACGAAGAAAACCGCAGAAGAATGTCGGGCACATGCTGGCGCACACATGGATTCATTCCGGCGTGCGTGTCTACTCGGTGGTGTGACCATTCCCACGTTCGAGGACGAGGGAGTCGCGCTGTGGAACTTCGCATGATCAAGCCGCTGGAGCAAGCGATTGCAAAGGTTGCGCCAGGCGTTGCGCTACGCCGCGCAGTGGATCGTCACAACCTGCGAGTGTTCTCCCAGTACAACGCCATGATGCCCGGATACAAGGGCGGGCAACCGTCACGACGGCGCAGGCTGATCAATCAGTCAGCAACGCGGGAGGACTTGACCGGCAACAGCGGCGACTACCAGTACCTCATCAGCGCCGCAATGAACCTGTACCGAAACGACCCGCTGACGCGCTCCATTGTGGATGTGGTCACGACATACATGGGCGAGTCCCGACCGCTGGCGACGACCTCTGATGAAGTCTTCAATGATGCCGCATCCAGCTATTTCAACGACTATTTCTGGCGTTCGGCAGACTCCCGACGCCGCCCAGGGGTTGATTACGGCACATTTCAGAAGATGTGGACCAAGTACTCATGGGTGGGCGGTGACATGCTTTTTGCGTTGCGAGAGGATGGTCTTTACCCCTACGAGGGGATTCAGATTGCGACACCGTTTGACCTCCGCGCAGACAAGCAAATCGTGAACGGAGTGCGGATTCAGGCATCTGCACCGCATCGCATCACCCATTATTACGTCATCGGCCACAAGGGAGGCCGCGCCAACATTGGACGGAACGATTACCAGCGAATCCGAGAAAGTCAGGCAATCTTCGCGCCGTCCCAATACTGGCGGTCGGCGATGCTGCGAGGCGTGCCGGAGTTGCATGGCGTCGTTGACAAGCTCCAAGACTTTGACGAAACGAATGAGAACGTCCAGAGCAAAATCAAGTTTGAATCGATGATCTTCTCCGTGGAGAAAAAGGGAGCCATCGGCAACCTCCCAGGGCGAAAGGTGCTTGACACCGACTCTGCGCTTGGCGAACAGGTGGAATATTCAGAGGTCGAATGGGGTGCGCGATTCAAGACGCCGGGCGATCCAGACAAAGACTTCAAGTTGACCAATATGAACACACCGAGTCAGGAACATGTGCCATACATGGAGTTCACTGGCCGTCTAATAGCTGCGGGTTGCGGGTTGCCATACGAAATAGTGATGCACCTATACACAAACGGGAGTTACACCGCAAACCGTGCAGCCCGCACTGACTTTGCGAAGTTTACGATGGATCGCTGGTTATGGCGCAATAAAGTGCTGAACCAGAGAGTGTATAATTGGGTCATCGCCCGCGCCATCAAGCATGGTGAAATCCCTGCCGCACCAATCGGGGACGATGGGCGCAGCGAGTGGCACAAGTGCCAGTGGACCCTGCCGCACTTTCCGCAAATCGATGAGGGCAAGGAGGCGCAGGCTTATATCAAGCAGTGGCAGAGCGGCACAAAGTCACTTGCGGACATTGCCCAGGAGCAGAACAGAACCCGCACTCAGTTGCTCGATGGTCACGACGCGGACCTGCGCGAGATAAAAGACCGCGCCGGCAAACTTGGAGTTTCGATGAATATGTATGCTTCGGCACTGTTTGATATTGGTGCGGAACCGGAACTGGAAGAGCAGATCATAGAAGCGCAACAGAGCGCAGCGGAGGAATAAACAGTGGAAATTAAACTATATGAGCCGATTGGAGGATTCCTTGGGATCGACGCAAAAACATTCACGGATCAAATCCCCGCAGACGAGACAGAGATCACGGTCAGGATCAACTCACCGGGCGGAACCGTCTCTGATGGGCTTGCAATCTACAACTACCTCAAGGACCACAAAGCGCATATTACAACTGTCGTTGACGGGTACGCCGCCAGCTCTGCAAGTGTGGTGATGATGGCGGGCGACGACCGGCACGCGCACAAGTCGTCATTCGTAATGGTTCACAATCCGTGGGCCATGACAGTCGGCAACGCGGACGATCTTCGCCACCAGGCGGACGTACTGGACGAGCACGGGTCGGCGCTGCTGGATATTTACAAGAATGTAACAGGCAAGGACGATAGCGCCTTGCGTGAGATGATGGAAGATGAAACATGGATGCGCGGAGATGCCGCAATGGAGAACGGCTTCGCGACTCATGTAATTGACGAAACGGCGGAAACGAAAGCGGCAGCGGCACTCGCGTGGTCTGCCATGTTTGACGCCATCCAACAGGGCAAGGAGTTAGATATGAGTGCAAACCCAACGAAAAAAGAAGTGACCGCGCAGCGCGACGAGTTGCAGGCCGAAGTGGACGAGTTGCGTCAAAAGGTTGTCGGGGTTGACGAGGCGATTGAATCAGCCAAGTCAGAAGTCCGCACAGAGGTGCAGGCTGAAGTTGATGCAGCGCACGCCAAGCTGGGCGAAACCGAATCGGATCTGGCAGCAGTTCGCGCAGCAGTTGACACCCTCACGGAGGAAAACACCGCAGCCGACGCAATTATTGGCGAGAAGGTCGCACAGATTAACGACCAAGCGGCGACCATCGAGACGCAGCAGTCAGCCATTGACGAATCAAATGGCAAGATTTCCGCGCTTGAGAACAAGCTGAAAGACCCTGCGTATCAGGACGCGAACCTGCAAACTGTCGAGATCGACGCGCAAGCGGCGACTGATGCAGAAGCAGATGAGCTTGAGAGCGTGGCGAAGGATTCGGGCGACGAAGCCGACGATGGCAGCGCCTGGGAAGTGTATCACGGAATGCAGAGTGGCGCGGAGCGGTTGGCGTACTGGAGAGCAAACCGCAAAGCGATCATCGATTCCGAACCGACTGAGTAATCACAGAACAAACAAACAAACAAGGAAGAAGGTAAAACATGGCGAATACGCTAACTACCATTAGTCAGAGCATGTTGCAGGATGAAGTCCTGTCTGCTCTGCAACTCGGACTGAATCCGCTCAAGGCGTTCAGTTTCGCCCCGCAGGAAAAGCCGCTTTCAGTTGGCGACTCTTGCATCGTGCCGGTCATCTCATCGATGACGGCTGGATCATACAGTACCACGTTCGAGAGTGGCGACAGCACCATCACTGGCACGTCCGTCACAATCGCTGCTCCGGTATTCCGTTCCTGGCACGTCAATCCGCACACCGAGGGCATCCCCACCGCCGAGCGTTTCTTGGCATCCGGTCGGGAAGCTGCCTATGCAGTGGCGAAGAAGGTCGTGCAGAATGTGCTCGACAACTTCGTGGCAGCGAATATCGGCGATGTGGCTGACACTGACAAGAAGGTGATCACGGCTGCGAATTACGACGTGGACGATCAGGCTGATATGCTCGAACTTCTGGCCGGCAAGGGCGTCGATGGGGGCGTTAGCGCCATCCACAATATCGCCTATGCCACCGCACTCCGCAAGGACAGCGGCCTCCAGGACGCCAGCGCATACGGCAGCGATCAACTCATCCGAACGGGCGAATTGCCGCCCATCTTCGGCGTTGGTCAGTATTACACGGACGCATTCTCAAGCACCCTCACGGGCGAGAATACAACTGTCATATTCACAGGTAAAAGCACGGCAGCAATCGCAGTCGGCGCATATAACAACCTAGACGAGGGTATGGAGTCCGCCGCTGGTGTACGCAATGAAGTGATCACCGATCCAGATACGGGACTCAGCTTGACCTGGCGCACATGGGTCAACACCGCAGATGGCGTGTATTGGGGCAGCGTTTATGTCGCTTCCGGCGATGCGTTTATTCAGGACGCCGCCGTCCGTGTCGTCAGTGCGTAACTGATACCGTTGACTTGGTGCTCTCGCGGGGTAAATCCCTCGCGGGAGTCGCCGCATATCGGAGAATGAGAAATGAAGATTGGTGTAATGGTTGGAAAGAAACCGAATGGGTCTTACGAATACGTCGGACAGCCCGGTGACGTGGAGCCGCTGATCGCGGCGCAGCGTGACGAAACATCGAAGAAGAACTACGTCAAGACGTGGGTCGGAAACATTGCCAGCCGACCGCTGAAGGCAAAGAAGTGCGCTGGCGTGTCGGTTTCGCCTAGAGGCAAGGGCAAGGGCAAGTCGGCAAAGAGCGCAGACGGTTCTGAGTAATGGCGAACACGCTGGGGATTTCATTTGCCGCCGATGCCGGTGAAATGATTGCGGACATACCAAGCACTCTCGTTTGGAGCACGTAATCAATCACTGGTACGAGCGGCGAATGGGTCCGCAGTATTGACGAGGACGAGCGCGGGATATTGGATGTTCTGGAGTGCTCATGGATGGGCAAGGTTTCAGGGTTCACCGATTCGACCCTCCCGCCTCCACGCACAAAGGTCACCATTGACGGGACGCGGGCATACATAACCGACCGCGCCGAGAATATCGACGGGGACGTGGTGCGCTTCCAGTTGCGGAGGCTGGATAATACATGATCAAGGTCGAATATGACAGCGGCGATATAGACGAGCGGCTCCGCCAGCTATCGGACGCGCTTGGATTATCTGTACGCGATATTGCGCGGGATGCAATGCGGACTGGTTGCGCCTCTGCCGTCCTCGAGACTTTCCCGCACAAGAAAAGCGACGGCAGCAATGCCATCGAGCGAGATTTACACCGCATCTTCTGGCCGATTGGGAAGAACAAGATAGCGCCAGGCAGGTCCATCATCAAGAACTGGAATCCGAAGAACGCTGGCGGCGACGTGGCGCGGGCATTCAAGCTCGCGAATGGCGCAGTCGTCTATGCAGACAGAAGCTCATACAAGCCATCTGGATCGACCTCTGAGTTGCGTCGGTTCCACGAGTCGCACAGGGGGTCGCGGGGTCGGGTGCGCGGGAAGTTGAGAAAGTTCAAAGTCGGAACAATGACATTCAGCCCTAAGATATTTATGAAGCCAGGCGCTTTTAATTCGTACAAACGGGAACGTCAGAAAGGGGTCGGGAAGCTCAAGTCTGGTTGGCTCCCCGCGCTGCGATACTTCGAGCGGGTCACGTTCTCAAAAGGATCAAGCAGGGTTCCGCCGTGGGTGAAAAGGCACGAAGCCGGCGCAGATGGTTCGTGGATCGACACTATCGGCGAGGACGGGTCGGGATCAATGTCAGCACGCAACAATGCGGCAGGATGGATCGATAGCCGACGCCAGGGGCTGGAGAGTCACGTTCAGAAGCTGATGTCCACCTACTTGATGGACCATATGGACAAGCGCAAAGACAGCATCGTCAAGCGATTTAACGAGGGCAGATCGCTGGCTGGAGCGCGAGCGATATAATGCCGACCGCAGTCGCATCATGGGCGAGCGCAGAGATGAGGGGGTACGAGTATTTCCTTAATAAATTACAAAGCATCGCAGCCGTGACTGGATTCTCGCCTGACTTGTTCCCGCGCAAGCTCGCGGAGAACGAGACGGAGATGTGGACATTTGAGGTGAACGGGGACAGCCCGAAGGCGCAAACATCAACCATCGAGGCATCTGCACGACCATTGGGATGCTGGGTATTCGGGGCGCAACTATATGGAGTTTTCAGGACTCGGCAGAGCGCCCAGACCGTGGCGGGCATGGCGATGACTGCGCTGCCTGCCGACAGCAACGACATGGATAGCATCGGGTTTCTGTCCTGGGCTTCGATGCCGACGGTTGAGCCGCACATATTCGAGGATGGCGAAACAGGCGACCCGATACGCGGTTGGACATTGACATTCCCGATGTGGATACACTTCGGAAACTCAGACTATGCAGGAGATAACTGATGGCGAATGAAATCACATATTCGGGCGAGCTTGTAATTGTAAACGGCACATTCACGCCTCCTCCGTACCCGATAAGCGGATCAGCAGATCAAGCAGCGGCAGGCGTTTGTTATGACGTGCAGAACGTCGGCACATCTGAGGAAACGCTGGATCTTGGAAGCATCACGACTGCGGGGTGGGCATTCTTCAAGAACCTCGACGACACGAACTTTGTGCATATAGGCCCGGACGCATCGGGGATTCAGAACTTTATCAAACTAAAAGCGGGCGAGGCGTGTGGGCCGATCCCGCTGGCAACAACCACAATCAAGGCCAAGGCTGACACGGCGGCGGTCGAACTGGAGTACATAGTCTATGAAGCCTAATTCGGCTTCGTAAACGGAGGACAGAACAATGGCAGATGCAGCAGTAGACCTTGGAGCCACGAATCTATTCAGCCTGGGTGCTGAGTTTCACGCACAATCGAGCGAGACAGAACCCTTCAGCACTGAAGAACTCGCGCTCACATCGACGGGCGATAAAGCCTGCACCAATGACCACGACGCAGGCACGAATTATTCCGCGAGGTATAAGTATTGCGGGAGCGACCTGGTGGGGGACTTGTCCACGATAGCCTCGTCATTCGGAGGCGTCACGAACTCCATACTGGTGACGGGAATGGACATTGACTTCCCTGGCCCTGGAGCGCAGCCGGAAATCACGATGACAGGGCATAATCACGACGTGAATGCCCATGAAGCAGGCAGCAATCCTCCGAACACGTTCAACATTTCTGGGATTATACCAGAGGCAAGCGTCGGAGTTCCGAGCCTGATCGTATCGGCTGGCGAGAGTGCGTCCACCGCGAGCCGCAGTTCCGCGAGCCTGTCATTCGCCCTTAATCACATCGACAAAGAGGGCAATGCGGGGCATTTCGTTGGCGAGTCCATCACCTGCCGCTGCGACCTGTCCGTGGATTACGAGGGCAACGCCGGGGCCATGACCGCAGGCGCTTGGTTGCAGATATTGGTCGCGCTAAGTGATGCAAACGAAGACACCGACACGTCAAGCGTTAGCGCACACCAGTACATTGACGCCAGCTAAACAGGAGAACCAATGAGCAAACCAACAAGCGCAAAAGTGGGACGCACGGGACGGACTAAACGAGGTGGAAAAGATGCCGCGAAAAAGTCTAAGCCCGCTGGCTCGACAAGCAGTAAGTGATGTGGTTCGTGAGACGGGTCACGTCTTAACGGTTGATGATTTTGAGCACATTGCCGCACTCAGCAGTCTTGCGGAGAAAATAGAGCGCCCGACGGATAAGGCGGAGACGGAGATCCTGTCTCTGCCGGTTCCGTGTGGTGGTTCCGTCTTTGCGACTCCATCTCTGGCGAAGCTCTACTGGTACGCCATATGCGGCTCGCAGTGGTTTCGCGGTGATGATGACATGCTCGAAATGTGTTTCGGCTTCATCCTCGCAATAGACAACACCTCCGAATCTGTGCGCGGATTGTCAACGCCGGAACTGGCGAAAAAAACTGTGCGCGACTGGTGGAGCCGCCTGGACGCGACCGCCGAGGAATACATTCGTGCGCGGGATGCCGTGTGGGTCGAGTCAGATGATGGCGACGATGGCGAGTGTGATTTCGGGCCGACCTGTGCGCTGCTGGCGCGAGAATATGGCGAAAATCCCAAGTGGTGGTTTTATGATGCGGACATAAACCTTGTTCGATCAATGCTGGTCGATCATCGCGAAACCATCGAGCACGAACTCAGGGAGCGCCGAAAAGCGTCGAAGGCTGGAGCGGGCAAGCCTATCGCTCCGCCAGCGAGTCCGAGCATGGCAGCACAGAAGCGGTTCAGGATTTACAAAAACAAATTGAGGGAACGATGGGCAAAGATTCCACAATTCGCGTCGTCGCGGTAAACCTAGTAAAAAAAGGGGTTGACGGGGCGATAAAGTCCGTCAGCAGACTAGGCAAAGTCACGAAGAAGGTGATGCGCGGGATTGGCCGCGTCACCCGTGGCGCAACGAACTCCATCAAGCGCCTGGGGATGGGGTTTGCCGCAGTTTCCGCTCCGATTATCCTGTCAACGCGAGAGGCGAACGCATTTGCACGGCAGATGGCAGAGGTCGGGACGCTGCTTGACGACACATCAAAGCTGGAAGGGTTCTCGAAGGGCGTCCGCATGTTGAGCGCCGAACTCGGAATAGCAAAAGACGAACTCTCCAAGGGGCTATATCAGGCACTGTCCGCCGGAGTGCCTCCCGAAAACGCGCTCACATTCCTCCGCGATGCATCGAAGGGGGCCGTCGCGGGTGTATCTACTGTCGCCGCTTCCGTTGACGTTCTGACGACGGTACTCAACGCATTCAAGAAGGACTCCAGCGAGACGGCAGCAGTCGCTGACATTCTTTTCCAGACAGTCAAAAGCGGCAAGACCACACTGAGCGAATTATCCGCAAGCATGGCGCAGGTCGCACCGGTTGCCAATTCATTCGGGGTCGGCATCGAGGATGTCGCGGCAGCGATAGCGACCCTGACCAAGCAGGGAACGCCGACTGCCCAGGCGGTGACGCAGATACGCGCAGCGATCCTATCGACCACGGAAGTGCTGGGAGATGGGTGGGCAAAGTCGATGTCGCTGGGCGAAGGGTTTGCTGCGGTGGCGAAGCAAGCGGGCGGCAGCGAGACGAAACTCCGCGAGATGCTGGGGAGGGTCGAGGCACTCAACGCGGTACTCGGACTGACGGGAAGCAATGCAAAGGAAGCCGCAAAAGACCTTGCCGCAATGCAGAAGGCTGGCGGCGCAATGGATAAAGCATTCAGGGGCATGGACAAGGTGCGGCACTGGGCGAAGCTATGGCAGGCGCTGCGTGGTCATGCTCAACGATTTGGCGAGGCCATCGACCGCAACGTCGCGCCGCTGATCGAGAAACTGGCGAAGAAACTCTCAGACATGACTGAGAAAAACAAAGGTTTCGACAAGCTGGGGGCGACGATCCAGAGGTGGGCCAAATTCGCGATGGCAAACCTGGACAACTGGATCGAGAAGGTGAAGAACACCATCGGAGTCGCGCAAGCCACCATCAAGGCGCTGATCGACGAGGAGTCCAGAGGCGAGACGCTGGCTGCGTTGGGAAATGTGCTATTCACCGCACTCAAGGCGGGCGCATTGACCGCTGCACAGACGCTTCTTCTGTGGGCCCCGCGCATTGGGATTGCAATTGGAAAGTGGGCAGGCAAGGCCGTTGCGGAATTTTCAAAGCGAGAGGCGTTTGCCGTATCGCTGAAGGCGGCGGGCTTGCCTATGTCTGAAGGCCGTGATATTTGGGACAAAATCCAAGCCTCAAAAGCCTTAGAAGCGGGCGAGATCCTCGCCAAGAGCTTGAATTCCGGCGCTTCCGATCTAGAGCGTGCCATTGAACGATTCATTCTGGCGATTGACGGGCATCGGGTAAAGGCGGCGACCACAAGTAGCCCAACGGCGGGCGGCGTTGGCGGCGGTGGCGGCGGTGGCGGAAAGAAAAAGACCGGCATCATCAGGCAATCCGATTTGAAACCAGGCGAGAAAGTCGATCCCAGCGCGACCATCGTGGACGACGACGGGAAACCAATAATGTCTGGCATGTCATGGAACGGACCGACCACCGAGGCCGCAAAGAAGATGAAAGTCGGGAGCCTTAAAAAGTGGAAAACTGGCCTTGATTTTGCCTCGCTCGGCGACATAGCAGACCGCCCCATGTCGCAATTAAAGACATGGAAAACTGGCGGCGACATAGCAGGACGACCCAAGTCAAAGTTGAGGACATTCAAGGCGGGCGACCCCAGACCCGCACTCGGCGAAGGGTTGGGAGGGATGGCTGATCTTAAAAGACGGATCTCGTCCAAGGGTGAAATAGGCAGCAAGAACAATCGAGCATATGTCGAAGTGGTCGGCGGCGGGCCGAAGGAGAAGTAGCGATGGCAGACATCACATCACCCTCAGAGTGGATTTATGGCGGGCGCGACTCGTATCCGGAGTTCAATGAGGTCGTCATCACGGACGGCGACGGAAAGATCGTGAGTGAGAATATGCAGATGAGAATTGTGCTTGTGTTTATGCGTCACCGCATATTCCCTATCAGCACTCCGCGCACATTACCGGAGTCTGATGTCTTGTCCTCCAGTTCGGGCGGGCTTTACGGGTATCAAGGATCGAAAAGGGTCAGCCCAGGCGCAATTCATACAAGCGGGACGCGGAAGTGGGTATGCACCTCTGACAACCATACGCAGGATACGCTCGGCGCTAAGTGGCTTATGCATCAGCAACGGTGGGAGCAGCGGCAACCGTGGGAAGATTACGAGTGGCCCGGCGAAACTTCATAACGCATGGATCAGAAACGCAAAATCTTCAGGACTGACTATGGTGGCGCTGGTCCATTCGCCATACTTGGCGAAGGCATCGGTGATATTGGGCGGGCGCTTAACGGTCTGCACTTTGCAAACGACGGCCAAGTTGTCACTGATCGGGATTTCATCAAGCTGCGCCCGGAGCCACAGTTCAACTGGGGATGGTTCCCGTTTGGGTCGGTTACGGCAGCTACGGAGTCAGGCGTCGGCAAGGTGAGGGTATATCCGGGCTATTTTTCAATCGGCGGTCGGCTGACCGTGGCGCACCTGATGGACGAAGAGGTGATCGATGTAACGGCGACGGGTCATTGCATCTTGCGTGTCCAGAAAGGCAGCCCGACAACCGATCCTACATTTTACTATTCAAGCTCCCTGTCTGCTCCGAACAGCGCGACGTTCTACGAGTGGATGATATTCTCCGCCGACTGGGACGCAGAGACGGAACAGGTCACGATCACGCATCGGGGCATCGGGAACAAAACAGTTTATGCAACGGTCTAACATATTGCTAATGTCGGCGCTAATGTCGGCGCTGTCCTTGCGTGCGTCCGCGCATTCCGTCACCAATGACAAGGGTCACGGATGGCATCATTGGGACATCGAGCAAGGCGAACATTATACCAACCCGATGTTTCTCGATATCTACGCCGCGATTGTTGAGCGCTACGCCGCGGCCGACGTGGCGTTGCCAAACTTCACGCATGCGGTCGGCGCGTGGTCGCCAGCGGTGACCAACTACGTTGTAATCACGTTGACGAATCGCGCTTGCTTCTTTCCTTTCACTCACGAAGGACTGGTCAACATTCCACC